GCTGCCGCAGAACTGATGCCAGTTCCAAGAACACCAAAACTTCTTGCCGCTCTGCTATTTGATGCCGTCAGACTTGCGTTGCTCTGAATAAGCCTCTGAATTCTGATCGGAAATGCTGAAAATCCATTGGATACCTTCTGCATTTCTGTCGCTAGCGGCCGCACAGCAGCGGCCACCTGCTCCATCTGCTTTGCGAATTTACCAAGGTCTGTCTTTTCGAGCGACGCACTAATCTCAGGAAGTTTCTTTAGTGCGTTGATCGCGGAGGAAAGGCCGCTTGCTTTTTGGATACCAGCCAAGCTATTCATTGCAGCCGTGAACTCTTTTATTTTTCCACTATTCAGATTTGCGCCATTGATTAGCTTTGCTGCTTCCGAAAGTGCCTTTAACTGCTTTGTGGTGGTTGTAAGCCCCGCCCCTCC